AATGCAGCAATGGGATGAGTCTTTATATAATCTTAGACAATGGATCAAGGGATTAGGATATACTGAAACAATTTTAGACTATCAACATGAGGTTCATTTATACTATGAATCAAATTAATGCTTATCTATATTCTCATGATGGAAAAGATTATGCAAGCGACAAATGGGACTATGGATTAATAAAAGAAATATTTGATAAGTACGAAATTAATCAAATAAAAGTTACAAAGATTCCAGAAAGTGAAAGAGCCTTTGTTGTAATTCCTGGACCTCAAACTGCTGGAAATGAAAATATACTGTCTAAAGAATTAAGTAAAATATCTAGAGTTGTTTTATTTATTAATGGAGATGAGAATGCTAGGTTTGATGTAGATAAAATTATTCATCCAAATATTGAGATATGGATTCAATACCCTCATAAAAAACATGCAGCATATAATAAAATGCCAATTGGTGTTCCACAACACTTAAAGGATAATTCTCCAGAATATAAAGAAAAAGAATACGATGTTTATTTTGGTGGACAGATTACTCATCAAAGACGGGTAGAGTTATCTCATGTTATGCCAACGCTAAAGAACTCTCTGTATGGACCAACAGAAGGTTTTTCACAAGGAGATAAACCAAAAGATTACTATGCCAAACTTGCAAGTGCAAAGATTGCACCATGTCCATCTGGCGCAGCAGTAATAGATACATTTAGATTTTTTGAGTCAATAGAGTTGTTAACACTACCAATAGCAGATACACTAGATCCAAAAGGAATACAAACAGATTTTTATAAAAACATGTTTGGAGTTAATGTTCCATTTAATTATGTATCAAACTGGAATGAACTTAATAGATTAGTTCCAAAATTATTAGATCAGTATCCAAACAATATGCACCAAGTAGTCTGTTGGTGGATCAAACAAAAAAGAGATTTAGGAATTAAGATTATGAGGCAGATAAATGCATAAAAGAGATGTAACAATAATCCTTGCAACATCAATAATTCCAGCACATCCAAGCATTGACATGATAGATGAAACTATTAAATCTATTAGGCATCATTTTCCTAGTAATGAAATAATAATGCAGATTGATGGGTTAAGATCAGAGCAATTGCACCGCAAAGAGGATTACGATGAATACAAAAATAGAATTTTATGGAAGTGTCTTCACCAATATAAAAATGTTTTGCCAATTATATTTGACAGGCATAGTCATCAAAGCACAATGTTGAAGCAGACTATTAACCTTATAAATACATCTTGCCTTCTTTATGTTGAAGGAGATGCTCCACTCACTCCTGATGTTGAGATTGACTGGGACAAGTGTTTAGATATGATTGAGTATGGCAAAGCAAACACAATAAGGTTTCATTTTGAATCATCAATACCTGAACCACACAGTCATTTAATGTTTGGACTAGATAATGGATTTATGAAAACATCTCAGTGGAGCCAAAGGCCACATCTTTCTACTGTTGAATACTATAGAAAAGTTATTCTTCCAGAAGTAGAAGATTTTGCTTTTATTGAAGATACAACGCATGGAAGAATTCAAGATGATATTTCTCCATATGGTGTTTTTTCTGAAGATGGATGGAATAAGCATAAGTTATGGATATATCATCCAGAAGGAAATATAAAAAGATCATATCATTTAGATGGTCGTCAAGGCACAAGAAAGTATACTAGCGATGATCTTATTTGGGGGTATTCTGAATGAGAATTGGAATAATTGCAAGATGTGATGATACTGGTCTTGGTAATCAAACCAGAGAATTGGTTAACATGCTAAACCCTGACAAGATTATGCTTATTAATTCAAGGTTCTTTAATCAAAATAAGCAACATTTTGACTGGTATGATGGATATAACTATACTGCTACACTAAAAGGTTTTCCAACAACTGCTGAAATAGCAAACTTCATTACAGATGTTGACGTAGTAATTAGTTGTGAAACATTTTATAGTCCAAGATTTATTGATATAGCAAGATCTCGTGGAGTTAAGACAATACTTCAATATAACTATGAGTTCTTTGGAAACCTTGTACATACAGAGTGGTCACTTCCAGACGTACTTGTTGCACCTAGCCTATGGAATATGGATAAGATAGTTAAACTTTTTGGTGATAGTTGTAAGGTTGTTTATCTACCGCCACCAACAAACCACGAAAACTTTAAGAATGCAAAAGAAAACAATATGTCAAAGAGTCATAATCGTATATTACATATTGGTGGTAAGGCTGCAGTTAAAGATAGAAATGGCACTAACTCTGTCATAGAGATGCTTAAGTATTCTGAGGGAGATTACGAAGTTGTAATTAAAACTCAAACTGACTTAGGTATTAGAAATACTAATGAAAGACTAACTATTCAAACCAATACAACAAAAGAACCAGAAGATCTTTACTCTGGCTATGATGCAATGGTATTGCCTAGAAGGTATGCTGGACTATGTTTACCTATGAATGAGGCTCTTCTTAGTGGGCTACCTGTTTTTATGCCCCGCATTTCTCCAAACAACGCCATCCTTCCTGATAGGTGGACGGTAGAGGCAAAAAAGATTGATGAATTTAAGGCTAAGGCTATTATTGATGTGTATGATATTGATCCAAAAACTCTTGCAAAAATAGTTGATGATTACATGGAAAAGAAAGATAGTTTAATTAAACAAGAGGCATTTGATCTTGGGTTTCTTAATTTTTCAACAGAGTCACTAAGAGATAAATACATAAACTTAATTAACTCGTAAAACAAAAAAGCCAGCCTATCTCTAGACTGGCGATTCTGTAAGTAAATATTACTTCTTTGGCGCTGCCTTCTTAGCAGGTGCCTTCTTCTTTACAGGTGCCTTAGCAGCCTTCAGAGCGGTCTCTACAGCCTTAGCATCTGGCAAGATACCAAAAGCCTTGTCTGCTGGATTGATTGCTCTAATTGCCACTGGTGCGATTGCTGCAACAAGTGCAGTCCATAGATCCTTTGGATCTGTTACGCCTGCCATGTATAGTGCAAGGCCTGATGCAAGGACTGAACGTCCGTATGATGCAAGTAGTGCCTTTAGTTGTTCTGTGTTCATTTTTCCTCCTAGGATAGAACCTTTATTAGTATAGCATATCCAGCCCATAGCCCTACAATTCCTGCGACTCCCGCAAAAACTGGCGGGGCTGGAACTGGCAATTTGAATGCAGCAAATACTACACCACATCCAAAACCTGTTAGTGTTGACAATATAATATCTTTCATTATTTACTCTTTTCTTTTTTATATATATCTGATGGTCTAAACTTTGTTTTTATATTTAAAGAATGAGAGGAAAGTTTTATTATATCTTTATTGTTTTTTTCTCTTACATTATATTGTATTTTTTCTTTTTTAAAAGGTATATAGTGCGCTAATGGAGTTCCTCTTGGAATAAAAATTTCTTTTTTATTAGAATGAATTAATATCTGTATATTCATTTCATGATATACGCTTGAATCTCTAACTCCTGGCATTGCACTAAAGTCTTCATTAAAGTTATAAAAAGTTGGCAATTGATATAAAGAATATCCAGGGCTAGTTATAACTCTCCAAGGACATAAAATTTTAAATATAAAATAAGAATCTTTTCCCATGTACTTATGAGAAGCATTGTCTATATACTGTTCGTTTGAGTGTGTTTCCCATTGAAAGTTATAATCTGCACTTCTCCATTTATAAATTTTTTTTTCATCATCATAATATAAATATGAATCAACCCACATAGGAATTACAAATCCATTACTAAAATAATCAGCAAAAGATGGACAAACTTTTGCGTTTCCAAAATTTGTATTATTTATATCGTGTGTTGTTTTTTTATTTGGAAAGTCTTTCCACCATTGAGGAATAAACTTTTGAATTGGTTGAGGCTTACAATCTTCTATTAGGCTTAATCCTGGAATATCAGATATAAAATCAACAAATGGACTGTTAAACATTTTTATTCAATCTTTTTTTTAAATTTTTCATTTTATTTCCTCAATAATAGTTTTTTTTAGACCAATATTTTTTTTTATAACCATCTTTAAAAAGATTTTTTATATTATATAAATGTGATTTTTGAAACTTTTCATCATATGAACTTGCTTCTGACTCCCAGTTATCTCTTTTTATAAATATCATTTGATAAATTGGAGTTCCTGCTGGTATTATGCCTTCAAAGCCTTTTTTAATTAAAAATGGAACAGGACCAGAAATAGACCACTTGTCTGTATCAATAATTCCATTAAAAGTTTGAAAGGGAAGATCAAATCTATTTGCAGGATGATAATAGAATGTGCTATATCCTTCAGGAGTTTTAGGCTCCCATTGAGTAATCCAATGAAACTCTGCATCATAATAACCTTCAAAATTTGGAAAAATCTTTGGAGAATTAGATTCTTCAAATCTTGTAGAAACAGGTCTTATTGGTCCAGCCCAATTATAATGTAAAACATCTTTGCCATTTTCGTTACCTACATACTTAATTTCAAGATCACAAATAAGTTGTTGTGTATATCCAGATACTAGTGTATCTAAAAATGGCATACACATTTTTGCTGTTCCAACAGAACCACTATTGTCTGTTTTTGATACAGTAGGTGGCATATCTTTAAACCAGTCTGGAATAAAATTTTTAGATGGTTTTGGATGTGGTATGGAATACTCAACATCTTTGCTAGATGGAATAAAATTTACCTTCACTAGTTTATCTCCTCATCTTTAGGCATTAATGTTTTAAGTTTTTTGTAAGCATTATTAATTCTAACCATTGCTTCATAATGTGGATAAGCAGATCCAACCTTTCCATATTCATCAAAATATAAAAGATCTGGATCTACAGAATCAATAAAATTTTTTATCTCAAACTGAACATCCTCTATATATTTAAATGCCCAATCACGAGAATCAGATAAAAATTTAATAAAATGCTCTTTGTGTATTAAGTCATCTGACTGTTCTTTAACTTTTGTAGACTTTGTTATGTCTACATATTCTTGAAGTAATGTTTTTTCAATAAATAATTTTTTAAAGTCTTTTTTTAATTTAATAAATTGTCTTAAAACTATGAAGTATGATACTGCAAAGCAAACTGACAACGTTGCAAAAACAACAATAAAAATATCTTTCATATCACCACTCCACATGTTTTAATTATATCCTAATACTATGGTTTTGTCAAACTATAAAAATCTTTAAAGTTAATATTAGTAAATATCTCGTATTCCTCAAGTGTTCTTACATCGCCAGCACCAAACACTCCATACTCTTCACCACAAAGAACTCTTTTTTGTTTCTTGTATGATATTTCTTCTAGTTCTTTCCAAGACAGGCCACGCAGGTTTCTATCTTTCCATATTTTGCTATAGCCACCACGAGAATAAAAATGATAGACAATATTTTTTGAAGGAGAATATATATCCCACCCTCTAGTCCATGATCTCATAGCAAAACAAACCTCTTCACCAAAGAAACTGATCTCTGGATCATAAGGAACCTCTTCAATAATTAAAGCATCTGAAAACATAAACCCACCAAGAACTGTTTCAGAAAGTTCTGGATTTTCTTTTACTTTACTATCAAACTCAAATCTTTCTGCTGTCCACTGCTTTCTTTTATTTAATGATATCTTTTGCCTAGTTGGATATCCTTTTACCTTTGGGTTGTTTGTAATTAAATACATACCGCCATTTCTTTCTGGCTCAAAGGGTGCTGGGAAGTATGATAATAATACATTC